TTTATCTAAATCAATCGGTATTTGATTCCACTTATAACTTGTTTGTCCTTTCCCCTTACTATCTACATAAGGTAAATCACAAAATATTAAATCAACGCTATCATCTTCAACATTATTCAATTCTTCTAAACAATCTCCATTCAATAATAAACTCATTTTATATTATATATAATATATTTAATCAATCGAAATAAACAAGTATAGGGTCTTCTTTAGTTGACCGTTTTACTTTTAATGTATGAATAACTTGTTTTTTAATAATCTTGTTATTATTTAATTCATCTTGAACCTCTCTACTAATAATAGGATTAATATGACCTAATGGTTTAGGACTTATATTATATAATCTACAAGCACGTCTAACACTTGGTAAATCACCCCACATATAAATAGACATTATATCATCATAAGGGTCTTGATGATTTTTGTATGTAGCTCCATCAAAAATATAATCGTTAGAACTCCATTTAATAATCTTTTTAGCCTTAAACATTATATCACTTTTTTGATGTGTATTTGGTCTTTGTTTAGGTGATATATTTTTTAAGTATTCTTTTAACTCCGTACAGTTCTTAATTGTATCATTATATATAAAATTATTCATATACAATTCTATGTTATTTATAATTTTATTCTTAGTTAATTGACCGTCTATAATAACTCCATGCTTTCTAAACAAGTTAATGATATCTTTTTTTGAATGAGATTTATCTACTAACATTTATTTTTATATTATATTATATTTTTTTATTTGTTTAATTATACATAAAGATGCCGTATAAAACCGGAAAAATGAAGGGTGAACTAACCACAACAGAAATTAGAAAGCTAATCAAAGCACATGATGCACTTGTTGATATAAAAATTCCTAAGGGTGCTACAAGAGATGATATAATGGCTCTTGTTAAAAAGAATGGTTATGAAGTAGACCACGAGAAACAAGCTTTAGTTCCTAAGGTTCAAATGAAGAGAAAACCTAAAGTTGATATGAAGAAAGCGGATAAGGTATTACCTAAACCAAAAAAAGAAAAAGCTAAATCTAAAGAAGAAAAAGATAAGATGATGAGAGATAAAGTTATTGAATATATTTTACAAAATAAAGATATTCTTGATGATGATAGATTAAAGTAAATTATAATTATGAGATTTATATATATCTCCTATATATTCAATTGTAGGTGGTTCATATTTTTTTATTTTATTTTTTAATATATTCATCCATTCTATTTTATTATTATATACATCATCTTGACATATTCTAATCATTGAATATCCATTTTCTAAAGCTACATCCATTTTATATTTATCATTTCTTTTACTTTTATCAAGATCATTTTTGAATCTCTCAACAAATTCAAAATGTTGACGACCATCTACTTCAATTATTAATTTTAATTCTTCTATTATAATATCATATCTTTTTCTAGGACACCATACAGTTGACCTATCATAAATTATATTATAATCAAACATATCTTTTATAAATGAATATACTTTTGTTTGTGTTTTATTAACACATTTAGGACATCCTTTATTACGTAAATGACCGTTAGGTGTTATTAAAAACTCTCCATGATTGTGTTTATTACATATAACAATAGATTTTGTTTTTGCATTTATATATTCAAATTTAGAATAGTCATATAAATCACCCCATATGTTTTTAAAGTCTTCAATAATTGTTTTTTTCCTAATGTTTATTTGTGCTTTACCACATCTATTTCTACCACATTTCCTACAACCAAGATCTTGACTCCACATATTTCTTAAAATTTGAGGCATATCTCCATGATATTTACATATTATAGGAGCTTTACCTTTATCACTATAATGTTCCTCAAACCATTCTTTTGTTATATTAGTTAAAAGTATATCACCATTTTTTACGTGAGTATTATTATTTAATCTATCCATTAAAACATCATATTTTAATTTTTTATTTTTACAAAATATACATCCATTAGTAGTTTTTTTAAAATATTCATAACATCTATTTATTTGACCGTGTATTGGACATACAATTGGTAAATCAGTCTTACCATTTTTATAATTTTCTTCATACCATTCTTTTGTTATATTTGAGAAATCAAAATTAATAGATGGATGACATTTATTTAAATCTTTAATTAATGTATCGTATTTTTTTGTACTATTACCTTTAACAAACATATTTATTCTATATATAATATATAGACTCAAACCCTTATGTTATTTTTTCTATTCATCTTTCTATTCATCATCCTTTTCTTTCTTAACATAAACCTTCATACCAGTAGTAGCTATATCGTGTCCTAGTATTTTACTATCTTTCTTCATCTCATCCTTGACCTTAGAATATTTACCACTTAAATAGGCTTTTCTTAATAATGTTGTGCTTATGGATTTACCCATATAGTTCTTTGAGTATTTAAGTAATACTTTACTTAATTCAATTCTAGTTAATGGTTTACCGGTTGATGTTTTAAATAAAACACCCTTACCATTCATCTTAATATAATATCTTAATATCTTTCTTAAATTAGCATCTTCAATAGGAAGATTCAATTCTTCATATTTCTTACTTGTTTTATATTTATTCAATACAAAATAAAGATTACCCTTTGAAGGAACAACTAAATAATTATTTTCTTTCTTTTCTTCATCACTTAGCTTCTTATAGGCTGCTTGATTTATACTAATCATACCGCTAGCATCGTTCCTAAACGGCATTCTAGCATAAATATTAAATAGTGTATAGGCTTGTAGTAACTGCATTTCTTTCTTAGTAATATCATCCTTTGATTTCTTTTTTAATGGTTTTAAATCATTAGCCATTTTATTAATCATCTCAAATATCTCCTCCGTTGTAGAAAAGTTTTTACTTTGTTTATCACTAACAAAATCACCTTGAGAATCACTATATTTATCATTGAAGTCATCTCTTAACTTACCATATTTTTCAATCAATCCATCAAACTCTTCCTCACTATTTAACGCCATCAATAAAACAATAACAGCATTCAATATATTTCTTTGACTTAAATAATGTAATGAACTTATCTTATCCATGACGTCATCCGGTTTTTTTAGAAAATCGTATCCATTTGTATCAAACATTTTTTGAAGCTTTTTAATATTAACAACATACTGTTTAACTGTATTAGGCTTTAGTTGTGGTCGTGCTTTTGATATCTCATCACTAGGATTTTTACTATCTATTTTCATATTTATAATATAATAATAGATTATTTTTTAAAATAAATTAACGAAAAAATTATTATCTAAATAATACAATTAAGCAAAATAACAATCAAACTGACCGTTTTCAATTGTAGCAACCTTAAGCAATTCAACATAAGCCCTTAGTGTATAAGTACCATCCGTTAAACCGGCCGGAATCTTATAATGGAGATCCATACCCTTATTATTAATACGCTCACCCTTATTAGGTCTAATAGCATTCCATCTAAACAATTCTTCAATACCAGTTGTCTTAGCTCCTTGAATAAGTCCTTCTAATGTTTCATCCGTAATACTCGAAGCTGTTGACCTCTTAACAACTTCATCGTGTGTCACCATAGGAACACGACCCTCCGATGCTTGAGTTGTGTGGAATTGAAGTGCACTATTAGTCCTATCAACATTAAATTCAAATCTATCATTATATAAAAGATTGTACGATAAACCCATGTCACCGAAGGCAGTTGTACCATTAAGTAGAGACTTAGCAACAAAATTAGCATTAGACTGAAGACCAAAAATGACCTTAGAACATAGACGACCATTTCCTCCAATAGGAAGAGTTACACTAGAAAAGTCATTAGTACCCGCTCCAGCATTAAAAACACCCGTTCTTTTAGTGAGGCGATAATCTACATACTGAAATACTAATTTAGGATTTTGTTGTGCGTACTTATCCATAATATCACCATCATAAGTAATACTATCATAAATAAGCTTACATTCATTTTGATTTACTTTAAATCCAAGAGCATCACCAGCATCACCATTATTCACACATACACGCTGTGATTGAACACCACCCGATAAACTAGTAGTAGGGTCTACAAATGTTAGGTCTATATGGACTTCTTGATCTAGGAGCTGCATAGGAAGCATATTGAACTTGAGGAAGGGGAATAAATCCGAAAGATAGACAGAGTAAACCGGGGCATCACTAATAGTCTGAGCGCTTGTTCCATCTAAATGCATAAATGGAAGAAGTTCAAAAGTACCAGCTCCTCCAGCAGCCGCTACTACCGGATTACGTCCTACATCTATACCAATTTTCTTAGCGCTATTAGGTGGTTTATCATCAACTCCAGCAGTACGGTCATCATAAACGGGCATATGTGCTATACATCTCTGAGATAAAAACTGTTCACGTTCTTTATTATCTTCATTAGAAATAAACATTGATTGATATGCGTGAAATTGATTGTAGTCATCGATAGAACAAACGACTTTATTACCAATAGAAAGCTGTGCGGTCTTGATTAACTGAGAAATACCAATATTCAAAGGAAAAAAACCTTTAGCAACAGTAGCTAGGGGTGTTACGGTTAAAGTAATTTTACTATCACTGTGTAGAAATCCAGCTACTCGTTGTAGAGTAAAACGAACTCGACGGTCCGAAAAAGTCGAAGCGTCAATTACATCCGTGTGTAAGGACTGTCCGTACTCTGTAGGAATAGCTCCAATTTTAATAAGGTCCGGGATACGATCTTCTTTAGGTGTAGAATCACTCATCATTTTATATAAATATAATATATAAAAAAACAAAAAAATAAAACATAAAAAAATTAATCAATAGAAAATATTTACATAACAACTTGAACACCCTTATCAACAGACCACGCTACAACAACCTTAGATTTAATAAATAGATACGCGGAAATAGGATTACCATCAACTAAACCGTTTTTCATTTGAATAGAGAACTGTGAGCTAGAGAAATCAACACCTTCACTATCAAGCATATCATAAAGAACACCTACGCCATAAACTGCTCCAGTGTCCGGCATAAAACGATATCCAGTAGCTGCATTTTGATTACCGGTAAAATTACGATTTGAAGTAAGAGGAGAAGCGGAAGTTCTAGTATGGTCTTTCTCCGGAATGATAGAATTGAGGAAGGACTTAATAACTTGAGGGTCTACAACAGTTGTAGCGTTAGTAGTAGTATCATAAACACTTTCAACTTCAAAAGCACTAGGGAAACGCTCACCATTACGAAGGAATGATATAGTTTCTAGGTTAGCTATACCACCGTCACCAGTACCCGCTGCGTTAGGTTTTAAAGTAGGCATATAAGTAAGGAAACCATCTTGTGATAGATTATTGATAAAATTAGAAGGAACAAAGTTTACGAATGAAGCTAATACTTTAGATAATCCTAGATTAAAATTAATAATAGAATTAGTACTTTCAAGAGTTGAGAAATATGAAGTAATAGAATTGAATTCTAAAACACCAGTGTCCGGAGATTGAACTCCAGTTTCTACTTCACACGTAACTTCAACATTACTTAATTCATAAAAAGCGTTAGAAATATTAGCAGTTGTAGCATCACTTGAATAGAAAAACTGTGAATCCGGTGCTAGATGAATTTCTATTTCTAGGGGTACTTTATCAAGGGGTAGTTGAGAAACCCCTAGGGTAAGCCCGCTAGGAAGAGGGATACAAAATACACTATTACGCGTATTACGAATAACACTGTCACGGAACGCTTGATAATTAGGCATAATTAATGCGGTCTTAGAAAGATGTCCAGCTGTATCTTGAGAGCCAGCCATAACCGGCATATATGAAGACATAAATCGTCCATAGTGTCTAATATGTTCAATTACTTGTTTTGTCTCTGCATGACGAAAAACTAATTGATCTATTATTCCATAAACTCCTAGCTTATGAGAAGCTCTAAGCTCAGCAGCTGCTGCGTCAGTAGGGTGAAGAGTACCAGCTGCATCTCTCCATACATTGAAATCACCGGATAGACGAAGAGATGATAAATCTAACATAGCATCTTGTCTACCTAGCGTCACCGTAAGAATCGGGTTACCACGTGCATGGCTTATTTTTGAGGAGGCGGGGACGTTATTAGGTTGAACGTTCAAATACTTACGACTCATTTTATATTATAACATATAAAATAATTTTACAAAATAATTTTAAAAATATACATAGAAAATATTCATTTACAAAGTAACCGTTACAGAATTTCCTTTTATGGATATACGGCGTACGTGGTATAAGAAACAGTAGAGGAGCTTGTCTTTCTCACTAGGTAGGTCTACACCGGCAGCAGTAGTTTCATTATAAAATAATTGAAGTTGATTAGATTTATTATTAAGATTAGAAACACCATCATTTACAGCGTAAGCTCTTCCTATCAAGAAATTACGATTATAATCAACAAATGACCTAGGAACAATACCGGCTTGTTTTAGTGCTTTTTCTAATTCAACTAGAGGCTGTGCTGCTATAGAAACACCTTTATTAATTTTTGATACTACGATAGGCTGCGCGGGGACGAGTTTTGAATCAACTTCCATTTGATACGATGTCAGTCTATCGATTATTCCACATTGACCGCTACGTATACTATGAAGCTGTCCATCCATAGCACTAGTTTCTTCTTCATATGTTTCTTGAGTTCCAGCCATTAGAGCGGGTGGAGATAAGACTGTAGCATCAGTAGGCATAACAATCATTGATTTAGCTCGTGTATTTGATACAGCTAGATTAACTGTAGCATTACGATTAGTTTTTAGTAATGAATGTTTATAATTAGTAACGCTAGGAATATCAATTTCAATTGAACCGCCGTCTTTCATTTTCTTCATCATACCAGCCTCATATTGAGGATCAAGACCAACTTGTTGACATACAAGTTGACAGTCAGATATTGTGGTGGTAGCGGGGTATGAAGTGCTAGGTGCTAATAGTTGAGTTGTTAAATCATCAACTTGAACACGCTTAGTATCAAGTGCTGCACTAAATAGAATAAAATTATCAGTTGTAGCATCTACACCAGTTCCTACATTACTATTTCTAAAGGCTGTTGTAGTTAATTTAACATATCCACCATCAACTTCTATATTTGTAATTGTAGGGTGAGTCTGCACTGCTACAGCTCCTCCAACTGTTAAAGAACATTCTTGAAGAGGATTAGTAGCGCTACAAATACCAATTTTTTCACCCTTAATAAATGGACAGTTCTCTACACTAATCATATTATTTTGCTTTCCTAAAAATATTGTAGTTCTATCAGTTGCGTTATCAACACCTAAATTTGCTCCAGCTGCATCTATACCATGAAATACCGGGTTCTGCTTCATTCTACGATTACGGTTAACACTATCTAACTGCTTAAGATATCTTGCGGGGTCTTCCAAATCGGCTTCCACGTACAAACCCATAGTCATAAGAACCGGGAAGATTTTATCACCTCCATCCGCGAATAGTCCACTATGTATAGGAAGTGATAATTTAGCAGTTAAGAAATCAGTTTCATCACCCCAGTCACGACCAGCCGGTACTGTTCCAACCGGTTTATAATATGGATTAGAAGATAAATCTATATTATTAGATACAGATGTTCCAAGAGTACCACGATTATCAATAGTAGTAACTAAAGAACCCTCTTTTAAGGCTCTCATTTTTCTCATACTATCATCTTGATTATAGGAATACTGCATTTGAACCTTAGCATTGTAGTCAGATATTTCTTCCAATAACACGGATCTATTACCGGAGTAAATTCTCAGATTTTTAACAACAGATTGACCCCCAATAAAAGGGTCTAGATGAAGACGTGTAGGTGTACGACCGGCGGGTAGTGCTACTTTAATATCAAACTGTAGATAACTATTTTTACCATCTAAAAATTTAACAGTAGGCGGTATTTCAAAATCAACACGGCGACCAGATTGTCCGGCTGTTGATGTATAAGTTAATCCATTAGTTGAAGGAATAGATACTTGTGTTTGTGATACTTTAATCTTATCATCGTTTCTCCAATAAGAACTCATTTTATAATATATAATATATAAAATAAATAATAATAATAAATTTAAAAAAATAAAAAATAAAAATTATTCAGTTCTTCCAATAGCTTGAGTAACTTGAGAAGCTACTGTTTCACCCCTTGCTTGTGATGTGATGTCTGTTTGAGCGCTTTCCTTTTTTTTAACACTTGCTTCTTCTTCTCCTATACCTTCAGTAATAGCACCGGCTAAACCTAAAACGGCACCAGTTCCTTCAGCCACTAAAGCCCATGGAGAAATTCCACCAGTAGCTACACCAAATACTTCTAAAGCACTACCGGCTATGTTTAATAAATTACCCGTTTGTGATGCTGCATTACTACCAAATACCTCCATACCACTCTTACCTTCTAATCCTCGGCTTATATCAGATCCAATGTCTAAAGCCCCACCTAATCCAGCTACACCAGCCTTACCAAATGTTGCAGCTCTACCGGCTAGTGAACCTAATTCTTTTAATCCAGTTTTTTCAAGTGCTTCTTCTGTTGCTTTTTTAGCTAATGCTTTAGTACTTCCTTCTACAGCTTCACTAGCTTCACCAGCTACATCAACACTAGCACCTAATTCATCAGCAGTTTCCGCGGTTGCTTGTTCTCCTTCTCTTAATGTACTTTGAAGTCCTAATTCCGGTGATGGTGGTCTTATACCTCTTCTTATTAAATCTTGTCCTTCTTCTAATGTAGGAAGTGAAGCTAGTTGCTCATCTTCTTTAGCGA